CCGGCATCTTCCAGGGCGTCCAGCATGTCGTCCGCTTCCAGCTCGCCCAGCGCCTCGCCGTCCTCGCCGTGGACGCGGAACTTCTTCAGGGCAACGCCGTCCTCGCCCTCCATGCGCCGCAACTCAAGCTTCTTCATCACGTCAGCGGCGCTGTCTTGCGCACGCACCAGTTTTGTCTTTTTCGGCATGTCTTCCTCCAAATCAATGAGCGAATCGCGGCTTTCGGTGAGCCGCAGCGATACCAACGCCCCCGCCGGTTGCGGGGGAAATCCCAGACTCGTGTTGTAGTCGATGTCAGACACTTCGATTTCTGGCAGTTCCTTGAGGAACGGGCGGTTTGTCAGCGCGCCTGCCTTGAGACGCGTGCCGCGCTTTTCCCCGGTCTCATCCGTGCTGTCGAACTCCAGCTCCGGTGAGAAATGCGTGTACTCTTTTGCTTTGACGAAGGCCAGCGCTCGCGGCGTCGGCTCCCAGAAGGCCCACAGCGCCTGGCGGCCTTCCTTGAACGGCGCGATCTCAGCGCCTTCGGCCAGAATCTTCCCGCTTTTGATGTCGTTTCCCGGCGGCGCATCCTCTTTCGCCGACCAGTGGCCGTAATCCGTTGGGACTTGGCCGTCCTTCTTCAGATTGCGAAGTGTCTGTTCCAGGTCGCCCGCGCTGATGGTGAATTCCCGGCCGTCCTTCGAGAACGTCTTTCCGGTCGGCGTGGTGTAGGCGACCATGATCTTGATCTTGCCGTCTTGAACTTCGGAGAATTCCAGCGGCTCCCGCATGTACTTTTTCTCGAACCCGCTCGTGTCGATTTTATATTGCTTGGCCTTGCGCAGGATCTTGCGCTTCACCGCCTCCTTCACGCCCGACGGCAGGTCCGCTTGGTTGTAGCGCGCCAGGGCGTTCCTCGTGCGTTCCGGTGTGTCGCATGGCAGCTTCCATTCGCTCGGCCCGCTTCCCGGCGGCGCGTAGGCGAAATCCGAGCGGTGCACGCGCTTTCCGCCGACTGTGGCGTAGTCTTTGTCGTCGCTCGCCTCGACCAGCTCCTCGGCATAGCCCTCGGCTTCGAGCCGTCTGATGAGCGTGTCCAGCGTTGCCGTATCGTCCAGCTCCATCGACTCGTCGGCGTCGAATCGCTCGTCCTGGCGGCCCTTGATCGTGATGGTGCGGAAGCTGTCTTTCTTGAATTCACCGGGCTCGGACTGCCGCGCGCGGTAGCTGTCTCCCGTGGCGTCAAGCGCTGAAGCCTTCTTGTGCTTCTTTAGCCAAGCCTTGACTTCGTCGGGAGTCCATGCAGATTTGGGGGAAAATACGAAGCTCTGAACTTCAGTGGCGTCTCGATTTGGCCGCTTCCCGATGACCGCGGAAATCTTCTTCTGCCCGCCCGCAGCTTCAAGTGCGTTCGTCGCCATGCTGGTTGCAAGGATTATTCAATCCCGTGGCCGATGTCAAAAGCAAAATCACCTAATTTTGAGTGAATGCGGAGAGGCGGAATGCCGGTCGAGCTTGGCGAGGCATTGCCAGTTGGAGGGAACTTCGGGGTCGATGATTTCTTTCGTGGCGAACTGCCCGCACTTCGGGCATTCGCGCAGACGCGCTTGCAGTCCGTGCCCGTTGCGCGAATCAAGAACGTGCGCCTTGCGAAGATGGCAGTAAGGACAGATCATGGATTTGATATTGACGATTCCAAGTTAGTTCTTACTCATCCCCCGAAACGTCCCGCCCCGCAGGGTCAAGACAATCTGCCCTGTGCCGCTGGTTGAAACATCATCGGGGGAACTTGCCGCATCCGTGGTAAACCGCACTCTGCCGGTGCGACTCCCGCCTGCAACCGGGGTGAACGAGACATCTACCGCGCAACTCGCCGCTGCGTTGAAGTATCCCAGCCAGTGTTCCATGCGCTTTTACTCCACCGCCTCCGCCATCCAGGCTAGAAGTGATTTCGCCTGAGAGGACGCTGCTTGATAAGCCGCAACTGAATTGCCGATAGTTGCGGTTGCCCCGCCTTCTGTGATCTTGATGTCGCCGTTCGAGGCGATGGAGAGCATGGGGAATTCGACACACGAAATATCGCCGCCTGGCCCCGGATAGAACCGCCAGTGCCCAAGTCTCATGCCGAGCAGCGCTTCACGGACTTTCTGCAACGCCGCCGATTTTTCCGTTGATGTTAGAGGACTCATATCTCACCTCACCATAGCCGCATGGTCAGCGCCATGCCGTCGCCGCCGTGGCCGCCTGGGCCGCCTGTGCCGACGCCTGCACCGCCCGCGCCACCACTAGTGGAAAGTGTCCCAGCATTGGAAATGAACCCACCGGCGACGCTTATAATCCCGCCTCCACCGCCACCGCCACCGCCTGCATTACCAGCGACGCCAGCAGCGCCAGCTCCTCCGTCTGCGGTCAGCGAGCATCCTGCATTGATGCGAATGGAAGGGCCAGCAATCCAAAAAGCACCGGCACCTTCGGCCCCATTGCCACCCTTGTTTACACCATCACCCGCCCCTGAACCGCCCCCACTACCGGATAAACCGACTAAATACCAAACGAAGGGGAAAGGTGGCATAATACTGACGCGCCCGGTGCCGCCGGCAGTGTTTATCGCGCCACCAGCAGCCGCCAGACCAGAGGATAAAGCGGGGAAACCCCAGCGCTGAATGTCGCCTCCCTGGCCTCCAGCGCTTGTACTGCTTCCGCCGCCGCCACCACCCCAACCACCAAACCATCCACCTGAATATCCAACTACGCCTGCGCCGGTCGTCGCCGTGCCGCCGCCACTTCCCTGGCCGATAGCTGAGATAATGCCAGCATTAACGATAAGAATTGGATTTTGGCTCCGAACCATCATGCCCTGATAACCGGATGCACCACTAACGGCCCCGGCGGTAAGCGTTGCGCCGTCCACACGCACGAACGAGTATTGCTTGCTACCGCTAACCGTCGTCGCCCCGGTGACTTCCAGAATTCCGTCGCTGGCGTTGCCAAACATCTCGAACCGCTTCTGCGGACTCAGTCGGTAAGGCTCACAGACCACGCCGTCAATCGCCGCGCCCGAAGTCCGCGCCACGCCGAGGAAGATCCGATTCACCGCTACCCAAGCCGTGCCGGAATAGCGATACATCTGATTGTCGGAAAGATTGAACCAATGCTGGTCGGTCGCTGGTGCAGCCGGAGCCACATAGTCATAATCCGGCGGCAAAGCCGAAGCGCCGAAGTCGGCCGCGACCAGTGCGGGATTCGTAAGGTCTTGGGTGACGTAGACGAACTGATTGGAGGTCGCCGTCAGAGTGATCGAGACATTGCTGGTTAAGGTCTGATATTGGCCGGCCACAATCAACCGTAAAGGCGTGGTCTCGCCATTGAGGTTAAGCGTCAGTCCCGCGCCCGCTGCCAAAAAATTCGGGTTGCCATTCGCATCCACCGAACTAGACAGAATCTGGTTGTCCATTTCCGGTGGCAGCGCCATGCAAAGCCACTCTTGCGTGCTAGGATTCAATCGGACCAGTGGGGTATTTGCCGGACAGGTCTGTGGCAGGCGACCGGTGCGCACCTGGGGATATAGGTCCTTCGGTGCATTCAGGACGGCAAGAGCACCGAGAAGTGCCAGGCAAATCTGCCATCTGCGATTTGCAATCTTGAATTTCATCAGTCCCTCCCTGCTCCCTGGACTCGCGCCTTGGTGGTGGCCGGTGCACCTCCGGCAGTGGACTTGCGCACGCGCACCCAGCGGTAGTTTCCGGTGATTTCGACACCCGTGTCGGTGATGATATTCCCGCCGTATTGCAACGTGCCATCACCTGCCACGGGGGTCACCGCTGCCGGCTCATCGTAGAGATTCGAAACCCAGATCTGCGCCACATCACCCGCGGCAAAGCCGCAGACGGTGAGGGTAAACGGCGATTTCAGGCCGTCCACCTGGGTCCAGGCGCCTTCACTTACTGCCGCACTCGATAGAATCTCTTGGTTCATCGTCGCACCTTCCTCATCTTATTTTATCCTCGACGCCTCCGCAACAGCTTACGCCTCATGCCTGTGAAAAACCAGGGTGGGTCAGATTTTTGATCGCCAGAGATTGACGAATAAACTGCCGCGCCAAAAGCTGACATCGAAGCCGCGATTGCTCGCCCCAGACGTTTGGCAACCGAGGCTGAGAAGGCCGCAACTGCTGCTTCCAGGTTCTTGAGCGTAAATCTGCTGACCAAGCCGCCGAAATAGGCCATGCCGGCATTTATGCTTTCGTGGAACTTCGCGCTAGCGGCAAGTACGCCCGCGAACGATGCCATACCGGCAGCCAGCGTTCTCAGGAAAATTCCGGCGCTCGCCAGCGATGCGGCGAAGCTGGACATCGAGGAGTTGACGGTTTTCGCAGCCCGTTTGCTAATCAGTCCAGCAAAGTCGGCCATCAGCGCGCTTAGAGCATGTGCCGTCGATTTGGCCGTCTGGCCGCCAAAGCTCGCCATTGAACTAGTAAGTCCCTTCAGCGAGGTACGGCTCAAAGCCGCCACGAACGTAGCCATGCCAGCTACAAGCTCCTTGGTATATAACTTAATACTGGTCAGCGCAGCGGCGAAATCGGCCATCGCAGCAGACAGCGCACGTTGGGTCAGCTTCGCTGCGGAACCGGCAAACGTCGCCATCGAAGCCGTGCGGGTACAGGAAGTAAACTTAGCCACTGTTCCCGCAAAGGTGGACATGGAAGCGTCTTTATTGTGGGTTGTCAAACGGCTTTCAGTCCCGTCAAAAGCCGCCATTGAAGCATCGTGCTTGTGCGCGGTCAGGCTGGCACGGGCTGCCGCAAAGTTTGCCATTGCCGCATCGAGCGTCTGGTAGTACGTCTGCGCTGTAGGCGGCTTAAGCGCAATCGACATCGCGCCCTTGTAAGAGGTGTGCGCTAGCGTGACGGTCGTGTCACCATAAGCTCCCGCGCTGGCTTTTTCCCCGGTTGCTAGTCCATGCCCGCCGCCGAGACCCGCCGTGTTGGTGTTGTCTCCCCGCTCCAGAATGTTCGTGAGATTGGTATTCGTCCAAGCCGAGAATTCCGTCGTGCTCGTGCCGTTGTAACTCGACGAGCAGATCAGAACAATCAGGCAGTCAGCAACCGTGGTGGTCGCCCCAGGGATGACGCCCGTGGTGTCATTCGCGCCGCCATCGTTCCCTTCGGCATAGACATCCCAGGGGTTTCCGGTAGCAATGCAACCCGAATAAAGGTAGATTTGCCCTGTGGTGTGGTTGCCGGAATCTGCAACCGTGGGAGCAGTATCACCTCCGACGCACCGTTTCCAGTAGACTGCTAGACGCGAAGCGGGATCGGTGGCAGCGGTTCCAGCGGCCTTGTTTGCTTGCGCACCTAACTCGACAAAACCTTGGGCCGAGGAAAGCGAGATCGCCTGGTTCTCAGATTCGCACACCAGCAGCGCAATGTCACCGGCTACCGGATCGTTCGGAGCCGCCGGATAAGGCGGAGTAATCGCCCCGGTACCCGCCGTGAACGTTCCCGCAGCTTTGAAGGGCGGAATAGCCATCTAGTCTATGTACCACCAGCGTTCACAGTTAAAGTATAAGTGAACTGGATTGAATCCCCATTCACCACGTTGATTGCCGCAAAGACGCGTCGGTCCCAGAGCGTTCCAACCGTCGCCGCGGAGAACAGACCCCACTCCGTGATGGCGAAGGTGCCGGTGAAGCTGATCGTCGCCACGCTGCGATACTGGTTAGCTGTGGGATTGCTCGGCGTACCCGTGACACGCGCGCCGCCCCAAGGAATCCCCAGCGCGGTGTCGGTGACCGCAGCAGCTCCCGTACCTGTTCCCGCATCATGGAACTTGAATCCGCTGATAGTCGGCGTGACCCCACCCGAGGCGAAGTCCGAAGCCATATAGTTCACGCCAGCGTTAGTGACGATACCACAATCATCATGCCGTAAACGATCCAGCAGCCGCTTCCACCAAGTCGTGAGATCACGCTTGCTGATGACTCCTAGGGCTTTGCGGCTACCATCAGCGCGAATCAGCACCGCTGAAAGCTCAGCTTTGCAATTTATTCTGCTTGTCATTTCCATAGTTTCCTCCACAAAAGCGTCCACCAACTGATTGGACGCACCGTCCTGCCGCGCTGCGCGAGCCCAAGACTTAGCTTCCAGCGCAGCAGCAGGTTTTTGACGAATGACCGCAGCATCATTAAGTGATTCCCTGAATCTGCGCCACCGTCAACGCCGGACTCGCATCCGCCGCAGACTTGCGCACCCGCAGCCAGCGGAATGGGGTGATGATCGAAACGTATCCGTCCACCGAAATGTCGAAGCCGATCTTCAACGTCCCGTCGCCCGCCGCCGGTGGCACTGCAGCGGGCTTGTCATCGCTGCATGAAACGTAAATCTGTGCCTTGTCGGCAGCCGCAAATCCGAAAATGGCTATCGTATAAGGCACCAAAAGACTGTCAACTTGAACCCACGTCCCTTCACTCACGCTGCTGCTTGACAGAATCTCTTGGTTCATCCTGCACGCCCGCTATTTGCCCCACTCGTACTTACCCTCGTCCTGAAAAATCTCAGTCAATTCGCCTCTGCACATCCGACCCCCTTCGCAGTCTTTCCCCGGCCACCAGTCGATCTCCTCCAGGCTGTAGTAGGCATCGCCGCTACCCTCCAGACAGGCGTCGCAGGTGTGGTCGTCGTCGAATTCGTGCCGATACCACATGCGGATCTCCGGCGCGAGCGTGCCGTAGGCGTCGAAGCGCCCCGCCTGAATGGCATTCCGCGAGGCGCGCAGCGCCGCGTTGTCCAAAGCGCCGTCCGAGGCTCCGGCAACGTTCTCCACGACGAATTCGGCCAGCGGTTCGCCCGTGAGTCCGCGCTCCAGGCCCGTCACGGTGAAGCTATTAGCCAACCCGATCAGCCAGCCCTGACTCTGAGCCACGGCGAGCATGGCAAGCTCTTCGGGGGTTCTGGTGACGGGCTTCTTCTTCTCTTTCGCCTCTTCTTCCAACTTCAGGCCGCGAAGATTCAGCACCTCCGCGTCGCGTCTCCGGCCCGTGGCACGCCAGCGCTCGCTGAAGACTCGCTCCCGACCGTAATCGGCGTTCCGTTTCAGCAACGCCGCTATCTTCGCGGCGGCGTCCCTGTCATGTTCCAGCGCCAGGCCGTGTCGACGGTCGGAGCGGTCTATCGGCAGAAGCATCCGGCGCAGCTCGTCAAGCCACGCGGATTTTCTGGAGCGCAGAGTCTCGGCCACGCGCCGCGCCGTGCTCTCGGCCTTGCTGGACTGTGCTCGCAGGTTGATCTTGTTTTCGCCCACGCGGGAATAGGGCAGGAACTTCACGGGTTCAGTAAGGCGCATCGTCAGTGCTGGCTCTTGCTTCGGTATAGTTCTCTCACTTTCCGGCTCGCCAGGAATGGTGTCTTCCGGCCCCTTCTCCGCCTCTCGCACGGTCTGCGCGATGGCTCGGAAACGCGGACGCGCCTTCTCCTTCGCCGGCAGCCCGGCCAACTCCAGCAGCTTGTTCTCCAGCGCGTCGCTGGGCTGGATGGCGTCCGTGTTGTCCTGCATCAGCCAGCGGATGGACTCGAATAGCTTGATGGGATTCAGCACGGCGATCTTCGCCGGCTTCAGCAGCGGATACGGCATCCGGTCGATCCGCAGCGTGTGCGGCAGCTCGTAGTTGTAGTCCACCAGGCGGCGGACGGCGGAGAGGTTTATCTCCTCTGCGATCATCTCCGCTACGGAGTTCTCCGCCAAATTAAAGAAATCCGAAAGCGTCTCGCCCGTCGCGTAGCTTCCGGTGACTTTCTCAGCCAGATGCAGGAAGCCGGCCAGGACGTTCATGTAGATTTGCGCGGCGTGATAGCGCATCGACTCCACAACGTTGTGCGTCTGGCCCGTGACGCCTTTCATCTCGAACTTGAATCCCGGCGGGGATACCACGCCCATAGCCTCGTGCGCTGCCAATTCCGTGACGTATTTCCTGGCCGTCTCGACATCCGAGGGGCTCGCCCCTTCCGGGATCTCGAAGTGTGGCACGCCCACGGCATTGTGCTCCGCCGCGATGCCGTTGATGCGCGTCAGGTTGTCGAGGAAATACCAGTCGATGAAGGCCGAGCGAAGCACCGAAATTCCGTAGAAGCCCGCGCCCAGCTTCCCGAACGAGAACGTCGTCAGCTTCTGGGCGGGCACGATGACGTTGACGTACTCGTTGCGCCGATAGCCGAGCTGCTCCAGGCCGAGCAGCGTCATGCCGTCATAGTCCACCCACCAGCGGTAGAAGGTTATCGGCAGGCGCGGGGCCAGGGCGCGAAGCCTCACGCGGCTGCCGTCCACGGCCCAGAGGATCTCGTGCGCCGCGCAACCATAGAGCAGGCAGAGCAGCGCGTTCGAAATCACCGACTTGAACGTTTGCGAGGCGTAGCCCCCGGTGCGCATCGGCGTCTCCAGGCCGCCGAAGAGATTCTCGCGCACCATGTCGGCAAGCTCGACCGCGAATTGGTAGCCCTGGTCGTTCGGATTCAGCGCTGGCCTCACCTCCCATTCCGCCGTCTCAATGGGCAGCCAGCAAGCGCGCAACGAGGCGCGCACGGGCACGGAAGTGCGAAACATCTTGTCGTAGTACGGCAAAGCGTTTCGCCCGATGAATTGCGCGTTGTATTCCTGAAGATCGGTCAGGAACCCCGCCGTGAAGAGCGTGCCTACCGCGCCCAGAGTCATCGTCGTGACCGGACGTTCGGGCCGCTCGGTCGGAGGAGCCATCGGGCGTGAAGCCGTGGGCGTGAGGACGGGACGGGCCGCGTCGGGAATGCCCATCTCGCCACGTGTCGGGCCGCCAGGATAAAGCGGAGTCTCCTGCGTCGCGGGAACGGTGGAGATGGAAGGCAGCGACTGGTCGGGTGTCAGTCGGGCATAGACACCATCGGCAAGAACCGCATATCGACTGGTCTTGCCAGTCAGTTCCCCCTGATCATTTCGCAGCGGGATGTCGATGAATCTGCTAGGCTCACGCGCTAGAAAACGACGCCAGAAAGGTGTGCGTCTCGCCATCTTGCCCGAATAGTAGAACTCATGACTTGAGGATGTCAAGAAACTTTTTCTGACACTTCTTTCTCTTGCAAAACATTAAGCCAGCGCACTTTGGCAAACTCAAAGCATAGGTGGCATAACCACCAATCACGCCCATAGACATGCAACTTTCCTGGAAGGGCAATAGAGATGGTCCGCGCTCGCTTCAACCATAATCGCCTGCCGCAGAAATCGCAGCGTTGTGTCCAGACCAGCCAGCGCAGCTTGAGCACTTCCCACTTAGCCCGCCACCAACTTAAGCGAAGGAAGCAGAAATAGAAGCGGATCACAGAAAGGAGTTTTCGGCGTGCTCTAGCCCAGAAACGGTTACTCGGGATGCCTTGTTTGTGGTTCTCCTTTTCCCATTTCTCTGTTAGTAATGAAGTGCGTTTCAAATACTCATCATGAATTTTTTCCCAATCTTTCTCTGGTTCATTCATGTATGCCTCCACCGCCGAATTACGCTCCGCACGCACGCCACGGGATACATCAGCGCCGCAGCGAACAGCCCGAGGACCAGGAACGCCAAGCACACGACCTTGCCGTACCAGGGCAAATCTCCCAGCGACCCAGCGGCTTGCGCTTCTTCTTTTCTCGGCGGAAGCCCCTGCTTTTCCTTCCAGAAGGGGCAGAGCTGACAGAACTCGGCGCGTGGCATTACTTCCCGCACCTGCTCGCGCACCGTCGGATTCTGCTCTGCCTTCACATAGTCCAATAACTGCGGACAGCGGCAGACCAGGGTCATTATGGGCGGACCTTGGAGCATCGGCATCTGTACCATCAACTGCTTCTTCGCCGTACCAACGAGCAGAGAGTCCTGAGGAACCTCAAACGATTCCAGGCTCAGCGTCACGTTGACCAGCGCTCTCGGCAACAGCCATTCGCAGCGGCTCACTTCCTCCGCGCCTCGCGGCCTGCCCCAGAGCCAGAACAGTCTTGTGAAGTCGAGCTTCTCTTCTGCCATCATGCCTCTCTCTTCTCAACATCAGTTATTTCGATCCAATCAATAGTGCTACCAGGCTCCCCTGATATACGAAAGTGCCTAGCCTCCGGATTCCCCTTTTGCATATATTCAAATGCCGCCGCTGCTTTTTTTGCATCCTCCAAAACTCTACGCAACATCTCAGCATTCTGTACAGTCTTTAAGGAGTTTCTCTTTGGCATATAATTCGTCCTTACCTCTCCTTGGTGGTCCGTTCGTATTCTTTCTGCGCGTCGATCAATTCCTCGCTCATCTGCAAATACGCGACGCGGAGGAGTTCATTATAAACCCTGGCAGTCGGCTTCACTGCGTCGTCATAAATCTTCTGTGCCACGGCCAGATTCTCCTCGAACTTTTTCCGAGCATCCGCAATAACTCTCCGGTATACGGTATCTCCGGCAACCACGGCTTGCTGACATTTACACCATGCGGCATTCTGGCGATCTGCATATCTCTCAAGGGGCGTCATAGTTTCTCCTTTAATCAGAAATTCATCTTGCGGAAACTCCCGTGCTCGATTCTGCGCTCCTCGGGCCTCGGCTGGCCCACAACCACTTCCGACGCTGGCATGGTTCCCAGCCTCCCACCGAGCTTGTTCAGCGCCTGGCTCATGGCGTCGGCCCGATCCCAGAGCCCCGACTTCTCGCTGTAGCACTTGCAGACCTCGTCGATGAAGTCGTTCACCCAGCCATATCCGGGCATCTCCGGGTCGGGAAGATAGACGTTTCCCGCCTCGATATCCCGGCTCGCTGCGCTCAGTCGGGCGGGCTTGCTGCCCTCGGCCCGAACCGCGATCAGCCGGGGAACCACGCCGTGCAACTGCGCGATCACGGCTGGCCCGTTCGCGGCATCCTCCACCCAGCGCGCTCCGTCGCGCGGAAATTGCTTGTCCCAGAGCTGGAGCTTGCGGCACGTGCTCGGAAAGTCCAGATGCTCGTGAATCTCCTCCAGCAGATACTTGTTGGCTCCCTTCTTGCGCCAGCGCTGGCCGGCCACGTAGCTGCTGTCCGTGTGCGCCTTGAATGCCATGTCCCAAGATTCCACGGTCTCATCAGCCTCGGACTGACTCGGCAACACCGGCATGATGCCCTTTGGATCCGGGCACCAGTCGAGCCGGTAGAATCGGAACCAGGCGCGCTTGACGATTCCTCCGCCGATGGGCGAGGGCGACTGCTGCACCTGCGCATCGTAGCCGCGCCGACCGAGTGAAGGAATCATGCCGTGGAGTCTCTCCAAAGACCAGTAGGCGGCGTGCAACGGTTCGCCCATCTCCCGCGTCACGGTCCGCTTCGAGCGCGGGAAAACATAGGTGCGGCGGGCGGTGGCCTCGCCCTCCAAGAGCACGTGCGTCCATCGGCCCGGCTCGTTCCTCAGCAGCCAGTTGCTCAGGTCCTTCTCGTTCAATTGCTGGCAAATCACCACGATGCTGGCCGTCTCGGGGTCGCTCACGCACTGGGGCACGTTCGTCCGATAGGCCCGAACTCCGCTCTCTATCGCCGCGTCGTTGTCCATGTCATCCCGCGAGTGCGGATCATCCACCACCAGTAGGTTCGCGTGGTGCCCGGTGACTGAGCCGGTCAAGGAAGCCGCAGCCATGACTCCGCGTTTGTCGTTCTCGAAATGGGTTTTGACGTTCATGTCATACCGAAGCCTGAAAGCGTGCGGCCAGCGCTCCTGGAACCATCGGCTCATGATCAGATCGCGCCGCTTCAGGGAATGCTCCGTAGCGAGGTCGGCGTCGTAGCTCAGATACATGTAGCGCAAGGCGGGGTGCCTTATCCAGCTCCACACCGGCCAGTTGATCGCGGCGCAGTGGCTCTTGGTGTGCAGGAAGGGCTCGTTGATAAGCAG